CATGATTGAGGATTAGAGATTAGAGATTAGAGATTGAGGATTGAGGATTGAGGATTGAGGGAACGGGAATCAGCCTACTTGCTCCCATAAAGTACCATTGACTTCGTGCCATGCCTCGCAATCATCAATCTCCTTTTCAAGGGAATCATACTCTCCCTCTGTCAAATCTCCCCCCTCTTCGGGGAAATCGGAATCAATGACGGAGAGAAGCGAAAGAGCTTCTCTCCAGTCCTGGATGATTTCGGCATGGGAGGAGCCTTCCCCTCCGTGTTCTGCTGCTGCTTCAATTCTTTCTTTCCTTTCAGCGTCGTTAATCCATCCGGCATTACCATAGACGGATTCTTGTATTGAAAGGAATGCGTCGGTATTCATCAGGTCTTCGATTGTCATAATTCAATATATAGGGTTAAGGGTTCGGGAATCTGCGATTCCCTGTCAATGGGAATATTTAAATCAAATGAAGTGGCCTGTCAATATTAAATTGAAAGTTTTATATATCGTGTGGCGTGACCTCACTTTGAAAACCCGATTTTGAAAACGTCACCTGAATCCTTTGCCCTGATTCCTCCATCATGATTCATGCACCGTGAAGCCGGAAGCCTGGAGTGGGAATCTGGGAAGGGGAATCACTCCCGCCCTTGCCAGTGCGCCCACGCCACGGGTGGGGGGGCGACTTGTCGTGCGCGTGACTGCTGTGTACATACGTGTCTGTGAAAAAATTTACGGGATTTCGAGTCTCCGATTCCCGAACCCCGATCCATGATTCTGGAAAGAGGAAACAGGGAAAATTGGATGGGGGAACGGGGGATGGCGCGACCCCTCTGTGCGAAAGAAAATAACGTGTGTTTTATTGTTATATACCCCTAAAAAAAGTCTCCTATGAGGCTTGTTGTGTTTATCTGAGCCAGACAAACACAACTGAAACCTTAGAAGACTTTTTTATAAGAAGATGCTGTGCATTAAAACACACGTTCCTGTATCGAAAGCGCATTAAAACACAACTTCTGCTTGACCCCGAACCCTGTGTCCGCTACTCTGGCGGCGAACGATGTCTCCGCGCACTCTCAACGAACCAGGTTACGACTACTTGGTAGAGATACCCCGTAATGGCCCCAGATTGGATTCTGAGGCGTTTTTGGGGTTTCAGAGGGTAACCACAGCGGATACACATAAAAACACCTTAAAACGTAAAATATAATGAATCTACACAAACACCCTGACTTCCCAGACCATGTGATGACCGAAAGTGGGGTCATGGTCTATGTCCCCCTCAGAAAGAAGTTGAAGACTCGCTACGAGGTAGTGCGTAACTCCAACATGGCATACTGCATCATCAAGTGTTCGGACGGGATTAGGCGCAAGGTCTATCACGAAGACTTCGTGGGCGGTGTTCCGATCCTCGACCAGACCCTGACCTATGAGAAGATATTCCAGGAGTGGGGTGGGCGAGCCATCCCTGGGTTTGAGGACTACGCCATTGATGGGGCCGGAGTGGTCTACCGCGTTAAACCCTACCGAAAAGGGCGCGGTCGCAGGGTTCCCTTTGTCCTGCACCCTGCACCCCGTTTCAGCAAAGAGTATCTTGTGCTACAGGAGAAGAACACAGGCAAGCGGGTCCATATGTCGGTGGACAAGATCAAGCTCCTAGTAGAAGAAGAGGCTCAGGAAGGATGATTGTGGGTGGAAGAGACACCCTACAGGATACAGGGTTGGGTGGTGTTATTATATCAACGGTTCTGCTTTTCGTGTTTATTTTTGGGTTTGCTATGTTGATGTCACTGGTGTTTGTTTATGACACATTCAAAAACATCTTCCCCCGTTGAAAGGCTCCAACTGGTTGACTGAGGTTGACTATGAGTTATGTTAAGTATTTAGATCACACATGAGTAGTCAATCCCGACACCTCGAAATTGATGCCCTCGATTTGGGGTCACTTGATGAAAAAGGCAAGCCCGTCGAGTCTAGGCTGAAAGACGTTAAGGCTGCAATCTCCATTTTCCAGACCCTCCGCAAAGCAGACGAGAAGTCCGCAGTTAACCGCGCTAGGATTGACGGAATGTTTGACGGAGCCGCCCCCTACAACAACGACAAGTTGGCAGCTAGTGGACAGGCGATGAAGACGAACCTTAACTTCGGTGAGGCTACTCGACTGCTGGACATATCCGTGTCAGCTTACGTGGACCTATACACCTCGCTGGAGAAACTCGTTGAGGTCAAGGGGACCATCGGAGAGGCTAGTGAGCGCGGGGTGTTTGAGGACATCGTTGGGGAGGAACTGACCCACATGATGCGTTCATGGCCCGAGTTCCACAGCAGTTACCTGCGGCTCTGCACCACCTTCATCAAGCACGGTGTGGGGGTCGCCTACTTTGACACCCCGGAAGATTGGAAGTTTCGGGTGGGCGGGTTCACCGACATCCTTATCCCGCGCCAGACCCCTGCGTCAGAGAACTGCATTGACGTTGCGGTGGGTCGCAGGGACTACTTGCTGCATGAGTTGTTTCACTTCATCAAGAACGAGAAGGCCGCTGAGAAAATCGGTTGGAACTGCGATGAAGTGAAGCGCGTCATCATGAAGAACGCCAAGACCACAGGTCGCCGTTACGGGGACAGTGGTTCGATGTATACCGACTACGAGTCACTGCAAGCCGAACTCAAGAACAACGACCTCTACACCGGAATCCAGAACCCGACTGTAGCGGTCCTGCACTTCTGGGTTCGGGAAATGGACGGGACGGTTAGCCACTACATCAGTGCCGAAGATAACCCCAAGGACTTCCTGTATAAGAAGCTGAGTCGTTTCTCGTCTCCCGAACAGGCTTACATCATGTTCGCCTACGGGGTGGGCAGCAACGGAACCTACCACAGCATTCGGGGTCTTGGTCAGCGGATCTTTTCACACATCCAGACAAGCAACCGACTCCGCTGCCAGATGGTAGACGGAGCTATGCTGGGTTCCGCACCCATGCTCCAGGCAGAGAACCAACGCGCCCTGGACGAGTTGCAGTTCACCTACTACGGTGGATACGCAGTCCTGAGTCCTGATTTGCGAGTCGTGGAGCGAGCGATCCCGAACTTGGGGACTGCAGTGAAACCTGCCTTGGATGACCTTAGCAACCAGTTGGCGCAGAACACCGACACATTCTCCACCTATAGCCCGACACAGGGTTCACCATACAGGAACTCGTTACAGGTTTCAGCGGACCTGGAGATCAGCACCCGCTTGTCAGGTGCGTCCTTGAACCTGTTTTATGTGTCGTGGACGCGGTTGATGCGCGAGATTGTTCGCCGCGTTGTCGATAGCAAACGCCAAGACCCACTAATCAAGGAGTTCTACCGCCGCTGCGAGGTTCGCGGAGTCCCCAGAGAGTTTATCAAGAAGCTAGACCTTACCAAGACCAAGGCACTACGCGCCATTGGTAACGGTTCAAAGGCAGGGCGGTTGGTTGCGCTCCGCGAGATGCAAGCGTTGTCCGGGCGTTTCGACGAAGTGGGTCAACGCAACCTCGACCGCGATGTGGTAGCCACCAGCGTAGGACATGACCTTGCGGACAGATACTTGCCGAAGGAGCCAGGTAGTCGCCCAACCGTAGACGACAAGATCGCCTACTTTGAGAACAGCGACCTTATGGAGGGTAAGCAGGTTCCGGCACTGTCGAACGAACTGCACGGCAAGCACCTGCAAATCCACGTTCCGGCCCTGCAAGAGATTATCACGGGAATGGACGAGGGGACAGTGGACCCTGTTCAAGTTTACCAGACCCTTGTAGCATTTTACCAACACATCAGCGACACCCTGCAACTTGCAGCCGGAGACGCAGACTTGCAGCCGCTCATCAGCAACACGAAGCAAGTCCTTCAGTATGCTGAAGAGGCGATCAATAATACCGCTAAGAAGATGCAGAAGATGCAGCGGGAGGCAGCGGAGGCACAAGCCAATGCCGCAGAGATGTCACCCGAAGGGCAAGAGGGAATGGACGCACCGCCCCAACCTAACGCCGCTGACTTGAAGATGCAGCAAGCGCAAGTGGACATGCAGATCCGCCGACAGAAAGCAGAACTTGAGATGGAGCTTCGCCAAAGAAAGTTTGAGCAGGAGCAAGCACTTAGAGATGCTAAGGCTGCTGCGGACCTCCGTGACCAGATGGAGTTACCGTAAGTGACTCCAGTAGGGGGGAACTGACAAATAAGATGGCATACACTAAACCAGGACTGCGGAAGAGAATAATCCAAAGGGTCAAGGCTTCTGGAAAAGGAGGAAAGCCGGGGCAGTGGTCTGCTCGTAAGGCGCAGATAGTCGCCCAGAAGTATAAGGCCGCTGGAGGGGGCTACAAAGGGGGAAAGAAAAAATCACAAAAGTCTCTTAGTAAGTGGACAAAGCAGAAATGGCGAACTAAGAGTGGGAAACCATCTACCCAAGGCCCAAAGGCTACGGGCGAAAGATATTTACCTGAGAAGGCAATAAAATCTCTTTCAGCTTCTGAGTATGCTGCCACTAGCAGAAAGAAGAGAGAGGGGATGAGAAAAGGAAAGCAGTTTGTAAAAAATACAGCCGCCGCACAAGAAGCTAGTAAAAAAGCACGTAGTTAAAATAAATGAGTAAATTAAATAGAAAAATGAAACCACCAATACCGATTGAACAGTGGTTTAGAGATATGGCGGCTCCCGCAGAACTGCGTGAGATGCTAGATAGTGATGTTTTCAAACTTGCCGCCGCGACATTGAAGGAAGCGGCTGGACCTACTTTCGCAACTTTATCTTCAGACCCAGAAGCTAATGCCATGAAACAAGCGTGGTATGCTGGGTATCGAGACGCTTTCCAGGATCTGGAAAAACTAACCCAGCCCAAAACAACACAAAATAAACTGCCCCAAGAGTGGGCGCACATAAGCCTAAGTAATGAGTGAACAAGCCGTAATGGACTTCGCCGCAGAGTCGGAGCCACAATTAAATGAAGCAGACCTTGATGTAGGGGGAGTGGAAAACTCTTTCTCGCAAGCATTTGAAGAGGCGTTAGACCGCTTGGATAACCCCGTTGAAGAAGCTCAACCCGAACCAGAAGTTCCCGAACCCGAACCCCAAGTCCCGCAACCGGAATCTGAAGCCCCGGAAGCAGAGACGGAAGAAGAGTCCTCTGAGCCTTTAGCGGAGGGGGAAGAAGTTCAAGAGTCCGAAAATGATTTTGACCCCACCAATGACTTGGAAACTCAGGACACTGCCGATTGGACTCCAAAAGCTGCTAGGCGTTTTAAGCAACTCAAAGAGGAAAGAAAGGTTCTTCGATCAGAGGTGGACGAACTTCGGCAGCGGACCACAGAATATGAGAGTAAGATTCAAGAACTGAGTGGCGCAGTTGATAATGAGGACATCGAAACGATGCGTGAACAGCTTGCTGAGTATGAACAGCAGAAGATGTTCACCGACTTGGAGAACACCACTAGCTATCAGGAAACAGTTACTGCGCCTCTCCTTGAGCTATTGAATAAAGCGGAACAGGTCGCGGACCATTACGACATTGATTCAGATGCGCTTATTGACGTTATCTCTATGGATGAGGGGGAGGACCAAGATGAGGCATTGTCTGAAATCTTAGAGGATGTTTCCGACAGAGACAAAGCTAAGATTTACAGGGTGTTGGAGGACATTAACCCTATCTTGGATCACAGGTCAAATATGATTAATAACCTGGAGGAAGCCTACTATGAAGCTCAAAACTTGGAGGAGCAGAGGCAGAATCAACTAGCGGCTGAGAAAGCGCAAGAACGCCAAGTGGTTACGAGAAACGTAGTGGGGAGAGTCAAAGAGAAGGTTCCGTTTCTGGCTGGATTTGAGGGGATTGACTTCGATGCAATCACTGAAAAAGCGGCTGGCACTGACCCTGCCGTTATCCACCCAGTGGATGCAGCCTACAACGCGGTAGCGGCCCAAATGCTGCCCTCCTTGGTAAAAGAATACAGTGCCTTGCAAGCAGAACTAGAAAACCTCACTGACAGGCTTGCGGAGTATGAAGAAGCAGAGCCTGGAACTAGCGGATCAGTGCCGGATTCCGGTAGAGTTGCTAATTCTGCTGGGTCAAATGTTTCTTTCGAGGATGCCATTAGCCAAAGACTATCAGGGGTTGGTTAATAAAACTTAACTCCTAATTAACAAAAAGCCCCCTTCCTGTAATGGGTTGGGGGCTTTTTTATTAGGTATTTTAATTTGAGGGAAGATAAGGTGGGCTTATTTGACAAAATCAAGACTATATGGGAAACTTTTATAAGTTAATTTAATTTAAGTAGGTTGTTCTAGCCTTTAATTAGTCCTATTACTTAAATTAATACTACGACTTTTACCAAACTAGGTGGTTGTTCTGGCCTTATAAGCAGTCCTAAGAAACCTTGATTGGACAACACAGGCATCTAAAAAATAGGTGTTTGGACTAACCCCAAATTATTTTTTCTTACCATGTCAACATTTGACCTCGGTTCCGCAGGAACCACTGCAATTAACACGATTCTGGCTGAAGAAGCCAACCGAATCAACCAAGACGTATACACTCGGACCCTCCACACTTCTGCATGGATGGATCTGATGAAGCAAACTGCCTTCCCAGACGGGATGGGCTATCAACTCAGCACCCTCGTCTATGACCGGGCTATCCCGACTACCGACTCTGCTGGTGATACTGCTGGTGTTAACTGGTCTGCACTCGGAACTCTGAATGCTGCCGCTAATGCGTTTGACACCTCTGACCTCGGACAGCCCCTCAAGGACGCTGCTGATGATGTCCAGGGTGGTCGCGGAACTGGTGCTACCGACAATCGTTCGTATGTTCAGTTCTCCAAGCAGCTTAAAAAATACAACATCGACCGCGCAGTGATCGAGTCTCCACGCATCTCGCTGGAAGACCTCCGATTCGCCGCTCACCGTCAGGAACAGCTTCGTGCTATCATGGACAACATGGCTGAGTCTTCCCGATACACTTGGGAGAATCGCTACCGTGATGAGTTCTCGAAAGTCTCTGACAGCTACATCGGTGCTGTTGCTTCTGGAACGGCTATTCAGTCCGGTTTTGAAGGCACTGAGCTTACTGGCACAGTCGATCTTGGCACTGCTGGTTCCTTCACTGTCCCAACGAGCAACATCTCTAACGCTCTCCTCGATAAGTCTTACTTCAACCTCGTCCGCAAGGGTGCAGGTAGCGAGGCTTATGGTCGTGAGAACGGACGCCCCGTGTTTGGCCTTGTGCTGAGTTCTGAGGCTTCCTACCAGCTTCAGACTGAAGCAGGTTTCCGCGACGATGTTCGTTACAACAACAGCAAGGTAAGCGACCTCATCGCACCCCTCGGTGTTGAGAAATCCTTCCGTGGTTTCTATCACCTTGTCGATGACCTCGCTCCTCGCTTCACTCTGGCGAATACGGATCAGATTACCCGCGTTCTTCCTTACACGGTTTCCAGTGGTGTGACCACTCCAAACAGTGCTTACGATTCTGCTGAATATGAAGCAGCTTTCGTGATCCACCCACACGTTTGTGAGTCTCAGATCCCGAATCCGTTCAGCGGAGCGCAAGGTATCTCCTTCGATCCTGTTAGCTACCGTGGTGACTTCAAGTGGACGAACATCCCTAACGAGATCACCAACCCCGATGGCACTATCGGTTTCTTCCGTGGCGTTCTCGCCAGCGCGACGAAGCCAATCAAGACCGACTTCGGTTTTGTCATCTTGTTCAAGCGGACATCCACAACTCCCGCTGCGTAATAACCCGCTTAGTTTGAGGGGGGTGGTAATCCCACCCCTCTCTTGCTATAGCTAACCCTAAGTATGCCATGCCTACTCTAGACGACGCACCAACCATCGAAACCCTTGCGGGTGACGACCTCACAACCGCTGACGTTTCAGACACCGAAAAAGTTGCGCGAGCAGACCTCGTTCAAGTTTTTGATGTCTCTGAGCAGAAGGTTAAGACTATCTCTGTCCAGGAGCTTGGAGAAGCCCTCGGCGTAACATTCAGCTAAACTTTTTGCAGGTAGCCTCTGTTATGGGGCTACCTGTAAAATCACTATCTATTATTATGTCTTTCACTACTGCTCAAAAGAAGCGAATCCAAGAGAAACTCAACAGTTTGGACTCAGATAGTCTCACTAACTTTGTTGAAGAACAGTCTCAAACTAGAACATTTAACCCTGATGTAGCTCAAAAAGAATCAGGACGCTTCGCCTACCTTATGGGGACTAGAGAAGGGCGGGAAAGGTATGCCGCTGATAAAAAGATAGCGGAAGAACGACTCAAGGCACTGGCTGAAATGGTTAAAGCGGAGGAACAAAAACGCTTTGACATTCGGCAGGGAGAGATAAAGAGAGGGGAAAATGTCCCGTCCGCTCCTGCGGGTAGTATGTTTGAAGTGAGAGATGACCCAACGGAATATGGGTTGAGCATGACCGAAGCGGTAGAGAAAAGGCTCGCAGAACAACAAGCAGTTGCAGACTCCGATACAGCGCAGTTGCAGAGAGAGCTAGGTGGAATCGACCCAGAGGCTATGCGAGCCGCTCGTAATGATCGTAATAGAGCTACCCAAAAATCTCTGGAGCGTGAGCTAAGAAATACTAGGGCTAGGGCCACAAGAGAAGACAAGGAAATGGCTGAGAAGAAAGCTGAAAGGAAGGGCTACAAGAAAAGCCTAAGAGACGCGGATGCTGGGTTTGAGGAAGCATTTGAGGAGAGTATAGGTGACTACGAGTCTCGTCAAGGGGTGGAGCAGGAAGCGGCTGAGAAAGCTGACTCCTTATTCAAAGAGCCTACACTCCGTGCAGAGCCTATACCACGCGCAAAGCTTACACCACGCGCAGAGCCTGTCCCAGATATGAATGAGGAGGAAGCAGGTCGCCTGTTTAAGATGATCATGGGCAGTTCCTTCGATCCCGTGTCATCTATGGACAAAGGCAAAATGGAAATCTTGAAAAAAGCGAAAGCTGAGAATCCTGATCTTTCCGACAGCCAACTGGCACTTAAAATCTACAAGGACTATATGTAATGAACTACGCAGACAAGAAAGATCATGGGGAAGTTAAGGATCTGGAGATGGCGGAGCAGCAGCTTCGCAACATCCACGCTAACGCAGTCGATCTGCTTAGACACTTAGAGAAACACCCCCACTGCCCACTTTTATCTCAAGCCTGGGTTCAATCTAAAGTTACGTTGTCTAACGCTTACGTTGATTCGGTTCGCGACTATGTAGTTAACAGCCAGAAAGAACGAGAGTCTATGGAAGAAGACGACGGAGTTTACGACAGCGACGACGGCCCTATGGGCTTCCTTATAGCTGTTGAAAAAGGTGCGTCTAAGTATTAAGTTTAGATAACATGACAAACGACATCGAAAAACAATCAGCAGGTAGGGGCGGCGCAACTTTCGTTAGCACGACGGGAAGCCCAGTCAGTGGAGAATACTGCGCTATTCAGTGTGTCACCAGTAACACCAAGTTTACCTCTATTACGATGGATGCGCTGGATGGAGACACCATTGACTCCAACATCCATTTCCCCGCTGGGTTTACTATCTTGGGAAGCATCAAATCCTTCACCGTCCACACTGGATCAGTGATTGCTTACAAAGCAGTTAATTAAGGGAACTAGGAGGGACTGACATGAGTTGGGCGCAAGCCGTATCTGAGGTAAAGCCCGAACTACTTCGTTGGGCCGTAAATTACTTCGGACTCGCCATTGTCTTGGGTGTTTGCTCCTGGCTACTATGGGGCGAGTATCAAGACCAAGTTGATGCTCGATTCGCCTCTATTGAGCGGGAACTTAGCAGTTACAAAGACCGGGTAGGTTTCCTAGAGGCAGATGCACTCCATCGCAGGACTATTGAAGCGGAAGAGCAAAAGCAACGCGCCGAATTGTTCTCAGCCATTGAGCGACATTTAGATAATATTAGTCAAGCTAACTGAGAAAGTTAGATCGGTAGTTCGCGGGAGCTAACCCCTAGTCAATTATTGCGAAGCCCCATCTCGCCTCGACTTGATATACGTCTATACCAAGTTCATCACGCAGTCTCTTCGGGGACTCCTTGTGTTTGATCCTATCGAGGTCGTCTAGAATAAGGCATTTTATATTGCCCTCTCTTTTTGCAGCTTCTAAGATAACGCCTAGTTCCTTTTGTCCGTTAGGCCCACCTGAGTCAAGTCCTACCATAACACGCTGGTCTTTTTTCTCTTGGAGTATTTTAGACAGCCAGTTTTCTTCTTCCGCTACATTTTGAATTTGTATTCTCTCAACCCAGTTGCTGGGTATGTCTTTTCGTTCTAGGGAGTTCGCGTGATTGAGGAACACATGAGGTAGGTATCCTACGTTTTCCAGAGCCTTATTGTAAGACGCCCAGTTAGTCTCACAAGAGTGAACATCTAGTCCTGTGAAAGCAAAAGAAGTTGTGGTCCCCCTTCCCAGAAAAGTTCCCGTCTCGATGATGCAGTCTATTTTATATTTCTTAGCTAGAAGACAAGCAACTTCTGATAATCTCGCTGATGTGAGAGCCATCGCGTTATTAGTTTCTATCCGCTTAGATTTTAGCGAACTGACGCCTAGTTTATCCCTAAATGGTTTTGAAATATTATGATTATCTTCTAGTATGTTTACTATCATGGGGAAAACTATAACATGGACATAAGGGACATCAAGTTTGAACATCGAAGAGAGTATCGAGTATTTGGCCTTCAAAGGTCAGGGCTTCATGCAATTACGAACTGGATAATTGCATCTTTAATCGAGGAGGGAGAAGACCAACTCACTTACTTGAACTTTGTAAATTCTTCCCCAGATATAAAAGGGAATCGGTTTAACTTAGGAAATGAAATGCCTGACTTACCAGAATCTTGTAGGACTCCTTTGGATAAATTAACTGGGACATTAGTCTTGGGTTTTGAAGAGTGGGATGCGGCAAAATGGGTTAGGGAGCTAGATACTGGGGTAGACTCGGTCAACGTATTTGTGACTAGGGATTTGAGAGATGTGTTCGCGTCAAGGCTGGCTAGGTTGGAACAACCCAAGTCTCAGTTTTCTATCTCTGAGGATACATTGAAAGTTTGGGGAGAGTGGATGACGGGAACTGACCCAACAGGTAATTACAAGATGCTAAAACACTATCGCAAGTATACCCCCCTCCCTCCAAATACCACCGCAGTTAGATTTGAGAACTGGATTAGTAGTGAAGAATACAGGATATCCAAGGCGGCTAAATTGGGGATTCAGTTTCACAACTTAGGAATGGACAAAGAGTCTAAACACGGAGGAGGTTCTTCTTTCGGGAAGCCTCCCGCTCCGGGGCAAACTAGGTGGGAGAAGTATCTGGAACACCCTATGATGAAAGAATTTATTCGCCAAATAGAGGAGGGGAGTCCCCTGCCTTATTACATTTAGACTTGCACTTCTTATAGAAAAGAGGGAAACTAGACACAACGAGAAATGAAGTTAACTAAAGCTAATACCCTATATGGGGTCGACAACCCCACGCTAATTGGAAACGCGGGGGGTGGGGGGAGTTCATCGAGTTCATCGAGTTCATCGAGTTCATCGAGTTCATCGAGTTCATCGAGTTCATCGAGTTCTTCGGGTTCATCGAGTTCATCTGGATCATCGAGTTCATCTGGATCATCGAGTTCATCTGGATCATCGAGTTCATCTGGATCATCGAGTTCATCGGGTTCTTATCAGCCTTAATATAGATTAGATATGCCCGTCAATTTTGGAAACCAACCTGCTCCCAAAAGACAAAGAGTTCTTACTTTTGTCAGCCCTAACGTAGCTGACATTCTATTTTATGAGACGGTAGATACTCAGAGAGTGGGGAAGAATATACCCGCTTACGGAACTAGCCATCCCGACTCTACTAAATGGCCCAATCATGAACTTGTCTACGTGCAGCAAGACAGTTCGGAGGGGCAGCTTTACAGGTATTATTACGCAGCCACTAGGGACTCACAGGATTCGTATAATTACGAGCTTCGGGATGGTTCTGAGCTTACTAGAACTTACATCATCAAAAGGAGCGATTACCCGTCTTCTTTGACTCCCCCATCCGGCGGAACAGTAGACAGCGTGTTTACAGACTATGGGTTTGTGGGGGATACCATTAAAAGCGTGGGAGATCCTTTATCTGGAATTTACATAGCAGTCCAAAGAAGATTTGTAGTTCCACAAACGGTTGATTACGTGTATGATGCAAACCTAGAGGGAAACATCAAGGTAACTAAGACCGTCGTGCCTTCGGGATATACCCTTGAGGGCGCAGGTATCACTAACTCTCCAGGGGACACTAATGAAGTAAGGCACGGAAATAATTTTCACGATGTGCTTATCAATCAGAGTATTAAGGATAGTGAGGGAGTCATTGCCGACAGAGATCTTGAGACTATTTATGGATCTCAAAAGTATGAAGGGATTCCTCAGAGACTAGACTCAGTAGATTTTGATTTTGTTTCTGCTTGGGTTACGGGGTCTAATTCTAATGGGGATAACATAGGGCAATATAGTGAAGACAGCACGGCAGAGTTCCCGGTTACCGCCCCCTCTTCTGGACCTTTCAAAACAAAAATCGAAAGAACCCTAACTACAAACCCAGAAACAAAAGTAAACTCCATATTGTCCTCTTCGACGTTGCTACCCCGTCCAAAACGACAAGACATATCTTACAAGTATGCCGCATATAGCACTAACCCCCCTGTTGCACAAGCATCTGCTAGGCAGTTCACTCTCCCTGCTGCTATACACGGAGCGATTACTGTTGGTATAAACGGAACTACTAACGGATCTTCTACCGCACCTACTGGCTTAAATATTGAACGAAACATTCAGCCTACCTCGTTAGCCGCTACGTCGGGCTTTAACGGGACTGACTTAGTTGGAGATTATTTGATAAATGTGTCCGTAAGACAAACAAGCCTAGATATGTTTATCGTTGAGTCTACGGAACTTCAACTGAACGGAGTCTACCCGTAGATTAATGGCCGAAGATTTTCAGTATCCCCAGGTGAACGCACCCCCGCCCGAAGAGTCTTTTGGGAACTTAACTGGCGTAGAAACTCAGATTCCTAACCCGGATCTGCTGTATGGACCCATAGAGGTTGGGCCTTGGCCCGACAACCCCATTTCTGATTTTTCCCCGATAGGTTTATATTTAAATGACCCTGCTTTTATATTTAGCGAAGAAAGTAGTAGTAGTAGTAGCAGTAGTAGCCCCCCTAGCAGCAGTAGTAGTTCTAAGTCCACCGCTATCGTCCCTTGTTCTTGGAATGAAACAGGGTATGCCGCTTTATTTATTGCTGAGATGCCGGAAGTTCGCTTTGATGACCACGTAGAGATTTTTCCTACTAAGAGGTTGAGTAAGACCCCGCTAGATGAAAAATTTTTAGAAGTGTGTGAGCCAGATACGGTTAGGGTAATTTCTGCTATCGGGGACTCAGGGGGTGTGAAATACGCCAGGGTTGAGGGTCAAGAAATAATCTTGTCTCTCCCCTTGTTCATGAGGCCCAAAAGAGTTTGCGTTCGTCTGAGTGGGATTCGCAAAGGGTTCCGAAACCTTAGATTCCCTGATAGAACTGAGAATCAATTTATACATAACGAGAAGTTCATTAACTCAGCTTACCCAGACGAATAGATAATATGAGCGATAGTGGCAGTGGAGGAGGGTATGGAGACAGCGACAGTGGTAGCAGCAGCAGCAGCAGCAGCAGCAGCAGCAGCAGCAGTCATGGATCTCCGAAAACCTCTGGGTCCGTTTAAGTAAGGTGCTGCTTCACCCCAGACCAAATTATATCGTTAACAGTCGGGGAAGCTCCCCCTTCGATATATTTTCTTATTGACCTCACAACGTCGTCGGAGGAGATCATGTCCATGCACTTAGGGACGGCAATTCCCCCTCCCTCGGGGATAACAGGTAAGCTACACAGGCAGGAGTCTTGCTTAGACCCGTCATTTCTAGGCTCCACCCTAGACTTCCAACACCCACCTTTTTTACAACAGTCCAGCATCCCTTGTGTATGGAGGAACTGGTGAGGGGGGTAATGTTCCCAAGAAACTGGCTCCCTTCCTCCTGCGACCACTACACAAGGTCTTGTAGACCCCGGTTGCTTTGTGGGGACCGCTGCTGCCATGTGCATAATTCCTGTAACCGGACACACGACTCCAGAACTATGGTAGACGAGTCTGACTAGCTGCCTGACATCGGTTTTCCCCCTTAAATCAATCGCCCCTTTGAGGGGAGGGTGGTGGTGGTTATCAGACCCTACTTGCACGAATAGTATCTCCCCCTTTAGAGAATCGACCACTTGTTGATACTTTTTGTGATCCCACCACTTACAAGTAAAATCATACTTACCGCCCGAAACTATAATCCAAAAAGGAACCTCATATTTAGTGATGTTTTGAACTTGGTTCGTCCACCCCTTCTCTTCATCGGACAAATGGATGTCGCCCTTGAACTCTGTTACGGGGATTTTAAGGTAGAGCTTTTCTTCCAAGAACTCATGGTAAGCCCCAATGAAGTGTAAGGGGCGTTGATTGCTTGTGTTGATTGCGGGGTATTTTAATACTATTGTCTCAACTCCCCCCGTATCATTAAAATTTTCTATGTGGGGGTTATTCTTAAATAGTTCTGGCGCGGTTCCTGTGTAACCTGTTTTAAATTCCCCTGGATACGCACGATGGAGGTCACGAATTGCTGCGGTGCATACCACGACATCCCCTAAGCTAAGTTTGTTTTGGAATATTATTTTTCTCATTTCAATTAAATTACTACTGACCTCTAATAGAAGATTAGATTATTTTCAAGAAAATTCACTCATAGTGTAGCAATACCCCCGAAACCCCCTAATAATTGGATTTAGCCCCATATTCTGATTAGGCTTCTGACTTGAATAAAAGGGGTTTTGCCGTTAGAATGCCCTATGGCAGTTACCGTAGCTACCTTAAAAACCACTCTCTCAAGCTATCTTGAGTCTGAATCTCAGTTTTTGCCTTATTTGAATCAAGTTCTCCCCAGACTATATGGTTTGGGATACTGGAGAGATTTGGTGTTTGAAAGGACTATCGTAACAGACCACGAATACTTTTCTCTACCAGAAAACGCGGAGTCCGTGCTATCTGCTGTGGTTGATAACTTACCTAGTGATATGAGGGCTAGGTGGCAAGACTACAAGACCTCTGGCCTTTATTCGGGGGGTCCAGGCCCAGTTTACGGAATTGTCGATGACGGTTTACACCCTACTATTATTGACTTAAACGAGTCTTCTCTTTATCAGATAAAGGTTGTTCCCATCACGCCCCGGACGGCACTCCCCTCTGAAGGGTCTGTGTTCGTAACTTACGAGAGGTCGGATGGATCTAAGAAAGTCCATGAGTTCGTGTTGGATGGGAGCGCGAGCATGATAACTACGGAGCCTCACGCCACAAAAGCAGTTTCTGTATTGGAGATACGGTTCAAAGGCTTTTATGAAAAAGTAGAAGTTCAAGCAGTGGAAGACGCTGAGTCGAGTTCTTCAAGTTCAAGTTCAAGCTCGTCAAGTGCATCAAGCTCGTCAAGTGCATCAAGCTCGTCAAGTGCATCAAGCTCGTCAAGCTCGTCAAGTGCGTCAAGTTCATCAAGTTCATCAAGTTCATCAAGCTCATCAAGCTCATCAAGCTCATCAAGCTCATCAAGCTCACCCGCACCACCGTAGAAAAAAGATACTATTATTAATATGGCGACTCTCACATTAGCGAAAGGTAGAGGAAACGAAGTAGCTCGATACCGTAGGTTTAGGCTCTCCAACCCATCTAGTTCAGACAAATCAGTGTTTGTTCTTTTAAAGCGTGGGTTTGAGACGCTCTTTAACGACGATGATATTGTCTATCTTTCTAACGTAAATGCTATTAAACATGGTCTTTTAGCTACGGTAGCAGAAGACAACGCAGATGTTCAACGCGCTGACTACCACTGGAACGTCTGCAATGCGTTGCTAGATCAAGAAAAGAGTGCCTACCGTGGCATGGTGAAACCCGAAATGAACATAGAGCCTTTCGGTGGGGCAGCTTCCAGGGTAGTAAACATACTATAACCAATTTATGTTTTGAATAAATTCAAAACGACAAAACCCAAAAACACAAAAAACCACATGAATAAAGAATCCATTCTAGGAGTCGTACGCCACCTTCTCACTTTTTCCGGGGGGCTTTTGGTCACTAAGGGCATTGGCCTCGACGAACAGATGATGCTTGAAGCGGTTGGTAGTATTATCACGCTTATTGGTATCGTCTGGTCTGTCCGCCAGAAAGCTGAAAAAGAGTAAATGGGTGCAGCCCTGGCAGCAGTCACTTCAGCTTTGTCTGCTGTTGCTTCTTATTACAAGTTTGTCTTTCCCATTCGGGAAATGCGTTCAATACAGCGAGAGATCCATAAATATGAAGATGAAATCCATCGTCTTGGTGATCGCGCTACCCCTGCTGACAAGCTGCGTATCGAAGTCCTCGCTAGAAGAAAGCGAGGCGCAGAAGAACAACTCCGCACTCTACGATCCGCCTACCCTGACCTTGGTAAAGGGTAAGACCTATCAGTTTAAGGAAGGTGTGATCGAGGGTAGGGGGCAGAAGTTTCATTCTCACTACAGCTATATAATGGCTTTGCTAACAGGAAAGCCTTATGGTCAAAAATAAAAAGATTGGATTTACATGAGTGATTCTTTTTTATCTGCGGTTGAAAACAAGGTTGCCGAAAACTCAAAAGATACTCCTTGGTTTAAAACCAAAGAGGGGTGGGCTGAATATTATTCTGAGCTAAAAAGATCAATTCCAGAAGACGTGGGCGACCTTTTAAATATAATATCTGACCCGGAGGGGGTAGTTAGAGATGTAGCTTCTTTTTCAAAAAATGAATTAAAAAGTCTTTCAGACTTAGGAGCAAAAGGCTACGCGCAAAGGGTTGCTAAAGCAGGGTCTGATTTTGTTAGTGAAGCTGAAGAAGACCCAGAAGCAGCAGCAGATATAACATCTCAAGCTGTTCTTTCCTTGGCTTTAAAAGGCGGAAAAAAGGTGAAGTCTCCTTCAAAACCTAAGACTTCGGCCCCTGCCCCGAAGTTCGTGGCCACAGCCCCTGCCCCGAAGCTTATGCCCCCGAAGCAGAAGCAGAAGCCGAAGCCAAAGCCGAAGCCGAATCGAGAGTTAGCCGGGGCGGCACTGGCATTAAATGACGTAGGACAAAGAGAGGAGCCGCGACTTTTTGATATGCTTCGAAGAAATATGGCGGAATCTCAGATTGACACTGTAGGAAATGATAGAACCCTAGCTCCGGCATACAGATTTTTAAGGGGGGTGGACGCGGCTATTCAAAAAAACGTAGGCGAGCCAGTTTTAAGAGGTTTGTCTAACTCACCTTTTGAAAAAGGTTTTCAAGGATTGTATGAAGAGACGGTAGACGCAAGAATTACTAATGAGATCCTCTCTAGACTAAATACAGAAGAGGAGAAGGCCGGAGATCGAGATAAGCTAAGATCTAACGCGAAAAAGTATTTCCCCAGCGCAAAGCTTCGAAACCTTTAGTTAGGCGATGAACAAGAATGATCTATATACGCTCCGGTGGCATCTTAAAAACTGGACAAGCGATAGCCACGCTAAAGCACTGAGAGTAGTTAACCGTTTGTTGGGTGAGTCAGCAGCAGTTGATCGCGATAACTCTATCTCTCTTAGTAGTAAAGAATCTAAGAGATCCAACCAGCGGTCTTTGTGGTATCCCCAAGCAGAGACAAATTTTACCCCGTCTAAGACAAGAGGGAGGTATCCAAGTGGTGGGCCAGAGGGCGCAATCGTCCACTGGACGGCTGGTAGAGAAAACCAGAGCCTAAAGTCCGCTTTGTCTTATCAGGCAAGGCAGGGGTTCACCTATTTTGTAATCGACGAAGAAGGGAATGTTGGACAAAACTTCCCACTGAATCAGTGGGGGTATCACGCGGGGAAAAGTTACTACGACGGGCTGGGGTCTTACGTTTCCAACAGAGTGGTCGGTATCGAGGTTATATGTCCAGGTCATTTGGATGGGCGCAGGACTGCTTGGTTTGACCGGACTGAGCCTTACCCCGAAGATAAGTGTCGCTTAGAAGTAAGAAAAAACAAAAACATTGCTCCAGGGTATTACTACAAGTTTACCAAGGAGCAGGAAAATAGTTTAACTAAACTTTTACTGTGGTTGTGGGACCAATACGATTGTTTCCAAGTCCCCTACATCCTTGGTCACGATGAAGTTTCGCCTGGAAGAAAGGTAGATCCTGGTGGTTCCCTATCAATGCCTATGCCTGAGTATAGGACTAGACTATTATCCCTAACTAATTCCTCATGAAGACTATACGTCCCCCTATTTATTATGTCTAAAAAAAGTGAGGAAGAAGAGAAAAGAGAAATAAAAAGAAAAAAACAGCGGGAAGCACAGTATTGGAAGAAATGGAATAGAGACTTGTCGGTTAAAGTAAAGAAATACAACACTAGCTTTGAAAAATTCTTATCTATCCTATCGAAAAGTGGAGGTAAATGTGACATCTGTCGAGAACCTTTAAGCCAGAAGAACTATACCGTAGACCACAACCACAAAAACAACGAGATTAGAGGTATTCTATGTAGGAAATGCAATGCTGCTCTGGGTCTTTTAAAAGATAGTCCTGGGGTAATAGATAAAGCTAAGGAATACCTAACAGAGCGAGGTTACTCCGGTAGTAAAAGGAAGATCGGAAATAAACGTCCCTTTGGTAAAAAAAGAACTCAAGAGTTCAAAGAATACTTAGAAAAATGGCATCCGAAGAGTTTGGAGACTCCCTTTTTGGGGAAGAACAAAAAGCGATAGACGACACTATAACTAAATCAATTCGATACTTGATTGATGAGGGATACAAAAAGACAGACATACTTCTATGCCTGTCTTGGATTATTGCGGAAATCGCTTCAGAAATCCAATTTGATGACCCCAACCCTTAGAAGGGTTCGTTTGTGTCTATTTCAGAATCATTGAAGGACAAGTAATTGTCTATGTCATATTTTGGACTTAAATCTATTGTCCACTTCTTTCCCCCACCATGTCCCGAAGATTTTATCGGGCGCAGTCTTGGGTTGGCTTTATGAGCTTCTTCCATAGCACAAAACCCTCTTCGAACAAACTCTAGGTTTTGTGACATACCAACAGAACGTCCGTTGTTAAATTCATGCACTAGGACTTGGAAGTTCGTCAATGTCCCCCTCCAAGATTCGTCATCTAAGTTTTCTGCGTCTCTGTATTTCTCTACAAAGAACTCTACAAGCTCTGCGATAGCACTTCTACTTGAGTTGTCGTATGCGGCAGAGACGATTGATTCATCAATGAATGAGTCAACTCCGAACCTGCTGAAATCATTTAGTTCTTGCGGGATCTGCCAATCAAGAAGAAATTTTGCAAAGTGAGGGAGTTCCATTTCAATAGTTTGCTCAAGGTCATGGCTAGGGGGGAAATCACTCGTTGCGAAATCTGAAATACGGAGTGCCATAATCTTATCCCGGTTTGATGAGTCAAGCGCGGGGATAACCGTGAGGCTATTCGCATCCATGTTCAGAGACATAATCACCCTGCCCGTCCACGGGACTGAAAGCGTGTCAGCATACTTCGCTTGATACTCGATTCTTGGGTTGGCTACTGCTCTCTTGATAAGCTCAGTCGCTTTTCGTTGGTCTTCAAAAGATGCCGCACTAACCGTGTCATCAATTACCCAGGCCGCTGACCTGCCCAGGTCTTTATTGAATTTGGTGTGTCCGCTCAAATAGTCGCTCGCGTCAGCGAATCCCCCAACCAAATCCCCGATCACCCGGTTAGAAAGCAGTGACTTCCCTTTGTTAGTCATTCCCACTAAGAGGAGTGCTTGCCCCTGCTGAAACTTGAAGTTTAAGGCCGCATCATAGAAACGCTTCATCCAAGAATAAAAGTAATCTGTGGCTGGTCTGTCCTCCGCTGGGCTGAACAGTTGGGAAAGCCACCCGTGTAGGAAGGGCCAATTTTTTGGGTCGCCTGAGTCCGCTGGCTGGATTGCTTTATTGGATGCGTTGTTAAGGATTCGGTGTCCATTATAGGTCACTAACCTCTCGTTTGAGAAGACAACTGGTGCAATTTCGTCTACGCGGTTTTGGTTGCTGACCATCAATACCGCCGAATCCACTTCAGAGATGGACTGCCCTTTCTTGGTTTTTGTCGAGAACCCCTTTTGTCTAAGCTCCAGAATTAACTGGTCCTTCGGTATTGTAACAGCACACCCGTGCAGCAGCTTGTAAAATGACCTCCCATTGAACCAGTAGTCATCGAGGACCACTGCAATTTTCTTCTCCTCATATTTCTCAATGAAAGCAGAACCGAAGATGTCTCTCCACGACACAAACCCTTTTCCTGCTCTGTCGCTGTAGCAGATCATTCCATCTTCTCCGACTTGGCAACCTTCGCGGTTGATCCCATCCCCTATCCAGAATAGTGGACCTCGCGCCCCGATTTCGAAGTCCCCTAACCACCTACCGGGGAAGACTTCTTCTACTTTTTCGGCAATAACATCGAGCGGGACTGTGATGTCTGACGCTACGATTGGTTTCTTCTGGATCGCTCTGTTAAGAGCCGCATGAATAACGGAGCAGGGCAGGGGCTTGCCTATTTCTTTCCAATCTTCTCCCGCTTCAAAATATTGGTTAGGCTTGAAAGCGCAATCATCGAACCCCGCCAGCAATCGCTGTGCTTTCGTGGCTTTGCCAATCTCTCTTATGAAGGTGTCATAAAGGTTTTTATCAATGGGGAGCGGCTCTTCAAACTCCCAAATAGCTCTGGCGTATCCACTGAAGGTTTTGCAAATCCACTTCGGCGCGTAGGGAGTCGTATCATTTATTTGTATCTCTGCGACATCCCAATCCACCGGGGCATCATAGTCTGCAATGAACCCCAATACTCTATTAACGTGGTTGCTGTTTGAAACTCTCTCTCCAGGGGTATCTCCCTCGCACATACTAATGAAGGCGTGGTCAGTGTCCACGGAGGAACTCCAATCTCTAAACTCCGCTTTACTTGCGAAGTTCGGTTTATTCTTCGGGAGTTTACTTGGTTCAATGTTTCGGGCTTCTTTATCTCTCAGATTTTTGATGTATCTCATTTTTCGTATCTTTGCAGTATTTTTCCCTCGGCTTCAAGTGGAATCTTTGAAATCCACTCTGGTGGCGTGGATAATATCCTAGTTATGTCCTCCAGAGCCTTCTCAGCTTTGTCTTCGTCCACCTCTACGACCACCTCATCGTGGACATGGAACAGTATCCAATATCCTTCTTTTCTGATTCGGAGCATCGCGTCAGTGAAAATATCCCTCGCCAATGCAGAGGCGGCGTTTTCCGCTAAAATCCCACCCCAAAGTTTCATAGCGACTTTGTTTGACCCTTTTGTAATTTTGGCTACTAGCTCTATTCCCCTAGATGTTTTATTGGAATACAAACTCCCATATCTAAGTTTCCTGCCAGAAGGCAAAGAGATTTCAAAAGGGCATTCTGAATCATAAGCAACATTCAAAGAATCATTTAAGTCCCTCCAATACCTAGTTACTTTAGGGAGGCTGCTCCGGTAGAGTGCTACAGACTTAGCGGCTTCTTTTTCTGTTGTTCCGCTAAACTCACTAAATCTTTTCGCCCCCACTCCGTAGCCGCATCCAAGAGCCATCGTCTTTACGGTGTGCCTGAGAGAAGGGTCTTCCTTTTTCAAAGACCCTTTCGACTCGTCCCACAGCCCAAACTGGATAGCGAACGCTTCGTAGATGTCATCTGATTCCTCGATTCTCTTTAGCATCCCTGAGTCCCCCGACAACCAGGATAATGTTCTAACTTCGATCTGTGATAAGTCAACCACTACGAGTTTTTTTCCTTTTGGGGCGCAGATTACTTTCCTCATGTCTACCCCGAACAGTTCACCACGCGGCATGTTCTGAAGGTTTAGGTTCCCGCCGCTGCCGCTGAATCTTCCCGTGTGCGCCCCCCAATACATCAACCCCCCGTAGTATCTTCCATTCTGCATAGTAGCGGCCCGGAAGGATAACATTTTTTTCTTGAGCGCATTTATTCGTCTCCAGTTCCTAGTTGCCCCGATCCAAAGAAACTTTTTACTGTGGGCGCGAAACCAGCGTTCGGTTTCTTCATTATCTTTCGCCAGTGATGCAGGGGGGACTAGCCCGTTCTTCCTGCACTCATCGTTAAAGGCCGCTCTCGATAAAAGTTTCTTCTCCCCAATCCAGGGGATGTTTTGTTCGGCCAAAAAAAGTTCTTTATTGAGGGTAGCAATACACTCCTCAATGTAGTCGGAGTCTACTGGGATACCTCCCTGGGCTGCTTTCCGATTCATAACGCTGATCTCTCTTTCCTTTTTCGGCCACAGGGGTTCAAGTTTCTGCCAAAGAGCCAAACAATATTCAGAGTCCTTGGTCGCGTATTCAAGAACCTCTTCCTTGAATAGAGAGTCCATGCCATCCCACTTCTGCCCCTTCATGGTGTCGCGGGTTTCTTTACTGAGATCTATGCCCAAGACAGCTTTTGAAGCTCCCTTCAAGTTTCTGGGATGGCCACAATACGCTGCCATATCTGCGGTGCAGTGCCACTCAGCGTAGTTGACTTCATCCCACCAGTTCATTCCTATGCCGAATAGGTAAAGGGTTTCATCGAAAGCAGCGTTATGCGAGAGGACTCTATTTCCTTCTAAGAGACTCCAATCAAATTCTTTCGGGTGTCCCACATAAACATATCCGTCATCTCCTACAACACTCACCATGTAAGCATCGAAGTCTGGGTGAGAGAAATAACCTAGCGGTCCCAGAACAGATATGGAGCATTCCTTGTCGTAGTAGGACTCAAAGTCCAGCGCGTATGTTTTCATTTTTGCTTCCCACAACAAAAGACATCGTTTTCATCTGTCCAGTATTCCAAGAGGATGCTCTCCTCCTCTAAGAACCCGATTAAACGCTCTGTCTGGTCGGGGTCGGGTTCTAGGGCTTCTACCAACGAGTGGAGGAAGTCTATCATTTCATCTGTATCAACGTCTTCAATATTTGTCATAAGTAAAAAAAAGACTCCGCCCATAATGAGCGGAGCCTATATTATTTTTGTTGTTTATGCTTCTTCCAACGAATCAGAAAGCACTTGATGGGCTGCGCCTAGTCTTTTGAGTTCAGTCTCCAAGTGTTCTTTAGCGGCTTCAAGTTCATCGAGTTTCTGTTCTAATTCGGAACGCACAGCCTCGATGTTGGCTACGTGTTCCTTGACGAGTTCAATGTCGTAGCTCATTGCTGAAACATTTCCAAGAACTGAACCACCTCATCAGCGGCTACCTCTGAGGAGTTTTCTAAGCTAGGAGAATACCAGCTATACTTGCCTTTGGTGAGCAAGATAGACTTCATATTCCAAACTTTAGCCGAAAGATCCGCCCCTGCGTTCACTGCTGCAAACGTAGCAAGACGCTTGTATGTGTTGCGGTAGGCATCCTTCTGGACGTTGATCCGTCCAAGAGCATACTGATTATCTCCAATCGGCACGGTGTATACCGTTTGGTCAGCATCCTCACCTCCGTGGAAGAGGATGCGGATGTCAGCGAACTCAAGGATCTTATATCCTGAGTCTGCTTCCAAGGCATCACGGTCTTCGTGGTTCCACGCGATGCGAGGCATCTCGTCCTCATCGAATGGAATGTCTTCACGCCAACCCTTACGGGCGGATACGATTGAAACCGCAACAGGTTCATCGGCTTCTGCGATGCAGTGCTTTTGATCCAGCATGATTGACCCAAGGGGTCCGTCGATCTGACTCATTTTCTGAACCAGGTTTACTTTGGGGATGTCGATGTCCTCCGGGTCGATGATGAATCCTGGAGTCGCGGACGACAGTTCTTTCTTATCTTCTACTATTTCCGATTTTGCCATTTTTGTTTTTGTTTTGTTTTGTTGTTTCTATTTCGAGAGTGTGAACCTCTCTTCAGACTTTGACATAATGCTCTTCTCTTCAAGCGTGTCAAGAAATTCTGTTTTTATTGCTGCTTTTTCTTTTGTTTTCGCGGTTTCAGATACCGCTTTCGCAAGCCTTCCGATAGGGAAAGATGCTAACTTCAAAAGATGGTCCTCGGTGATTCCGAAATCTTTAGCTGTCTCAATGAGTCCACCAACGTCTTCTATTTTAGACGTTGCGCCCATTGATTTTAATTTCAGCCCTGGGAAGACCATCCCCTCTTTCGCCAGTTGGACCGCTTTTCTTTTGTAGGACATAGCCCACTTTTCAACGACTTTCGCGAGGTCATAAAGGACTTCAACTTGTTCGGGATCATCTGCCTCATCAAAATCAACACCTTCAAATTGATGCCCTACTTTTTTAGCGACTTCCGAAACCAACCCCACCAGGGCAGGACACGACTCTTCGTGTCGGCAGAACCTGCAATTTTGTGTTGGGTTTAGGTTTTGAGTCGGAGGGGTTCCATCTTGCCAGTAGTGTCGTGTGCCAGTGGCTAAAGCGATCACCGTAGACAGTTCCTTTCTCAACGCGGGGACATCCTCTCTGGTAAATGTGTGGTGAGGGGATTCGTTGTAAAGCGGGATGTAGAAAACAAACGTGACCTCTTCTACTTCGGGATATTTTTGGAATACTCCCAAGGTGTAGGCTTTTGCCTGGTAGTTTTTCGACGGGTGGTCAATCTGACTTATCCCCGTTTTGTAATCCGCGAGAAGTGCTTTTTTACCGTTGTAAATGGTAAGCCTGTCGCATGTTCCAAACGTGGACAACCCATAGTCCAGTTCGATGTCTAAAACGATTTCATTGTAGTCTTCTTTCATTTTACTAATCTCCATTTAAACTGACCCCTAGCTTTTTCGGGGAATATTTTCAACAACTTTCTTGAGTCTTTTCTAACCACCAAGTCTATTTTCAAATCTGACAAGGTTTTTACTATGTTGGTTTTTTTGGGCCAAGCAACCTTCTCTTCTATTTCTTTGGAAGTGAGAACTTCCCCATCACTCAATTCTTTGAGTATCTTGTCTCTCAACGGACCATATTTTAAATCCATGCGAAATTTCTAAAATACATTCTTCAATTTTTCATAAAACTCTTCGTGGTGGGCGCAATGTCCTTCCCTAGCGAATAATATCAAATTCACCAAAAGGAACCTCAAACTCTTTGCCCATTGCACAGGATGCCCATAATACTCCCTTATCCCAGTCGATATGATCGACCATAAGTCGCTCCGTCCAGTATCGGATGATGCTGCCGACTTTGAGCGAGTCCGTGTCTAGCTCGTCGTCGCAATCGCAGTCTGGTCCTCCTCGGCAATTTGGGTAGTGGTGTTTCATTCGTTTTTAATTTCAATTTTTATTTATAAATGCAACCTAATTAAGCGATACAAAGCACGGAGTTAAATCCCCTAGCCACGACCCGATCTGGTTGAAGTAGAAAAACTCTTCAGCATCGTCTCTGCCCATGCCGTCTGCCTCTAGCCGCTGAAGAACCTTTTCTTTGTCATAGCATACGATAGGCTCTTGGCCGAAGCGTTCTACTACCCCAACGATGCAGTCATCATACCCGTCCATTACCAATAGATGGTCTGGATCAAAACCTGAGAATAAATCTTTATTCATTTTTCAATTTTTAGAGAGAGCTACTGGGCGGACATCTATCCAAAGAAGCCATCTCCACCTCCAACTCCAGAGCCAGTGTCAGAGCCATAGCCAGAGCCAGAGCCAGTGCCATAGCCAGAGCCAGAGCCAGTGCCAGAGCCAGAGCCAGGGCCATGGCCAGAGCCAGTGCCAGTGCCAGAGCCAGAGCCAGGGCCATGGCCAGAGCCAGTGCCAGTGCCATGGCCATCTCCAAAGCCAGAGCCATGGCCATAGCCAGGGCCATGGCCAGAGCCAGTGCCAGTGCCATAGCCATAGCCATCTCCAGAGCCATCTCCATAGCCTCTCATTTGGGTTTCGATTAAACTGCCCATACCTCCACGTTTGCGATGCTTTGCATCGCTGATTCAGTCGCTGCAATTATTTCGCAAACCCTGAAAATTTTGATTTCCTCAACTTCGCAAGGAAATTTACATTTATCAGGAGATTTTGTTCCTTCGGACGCGAGTTGCGATAAGCTCGCAGCCCCTTCCCAATACCACAGCCTACGCGCCGACAGAAGCGTAACCGTTCCGTCTGCGGTTTCTTTTTTCAAATATCCAGCGTGGACTCCGCTATCGGCACTCCGAATAATGACGTATTCCATTCCGTCAAGTTTGGTCGCCCTAGCTTGGTCGGCTCGTATATATTCAATTCCGTCAATGGTTATTGTATTATTTTTCATTTTGTTTTTTTTTTGTTGTTGTTTAGAGAGAGCTACTGGGCGGACATCTATGCTGTCTCATTTAAAATTGGGAGCTTTCGACCCCAACCCCCAGCTAAAATTAGTCTTCGGTCAATTCAATCACCTTAGCGCATCTCTTTGAGATCACCTTTATCCCATCTCTGAGAAGGCTGCGCTGCTCATAAATGTCAAGGTCAGCGGAATTATCGGAAATGCTTTTCAACAGTTCGTCAAGGTCGTGTTTTAAAACTTTGTATTGAAGCACCAAAGAAGCCTCATTTGGGTCTTCATTCATATTTTATTTCTCAAAGTTCGACATAAACTCGCGCTCCATCTCGACGATCTGCTCGTAGATTGCGACCTCCTCTTCGTCGTGGAGCGCACTAGGGTCATGGACTTCTAGAGCTTCATGAATCCTGGTTCCTCGTTCCGCTGCCTCTGAAGTGCCTTCTGTTCCGTGGAAGCCGGGACAAGCTGCCACATACTTCAATCCTGACGGGCCGAACTCTGCGTGTCCTCGATTTGAATGATCTGGTGTGTCCATTAGTTGTATGATAATTTAGATTTTTCTGGGTTAACTGTTTTCATCTTCACTATGCGCTCAAGGAAGTCAACATAATCTTCTGAGTATTTTGACTCCTTCTCGTAGCAAACTTTATGTTCTATCTCTGAGTATGCCATGCCAGCGATGATGCCGAAAAGGATTGCAGCTTCCTCGTCAATAGAAGTCTCTTTTCCTTTGATGTCGAGCTTATAGCGTTCGATCTCTAAGAAGGCTATCGCTTTGGCTTTAGCAAAATCAATTTTGAATATCTCTTCAATTTCCATGTAGCATCTCCATGTTTTGTATTTTCTTGTTTATCGCTTTCACAACGTGTTCTTCAATCGAGTCAGCGGCCACAATGATTTGCTGAACCGCATCTGACTTAGCACCGTTTCGGTGAATCCTCCCCAAGCACTGTAAGTAGTGCTTTGCTGAGAACGTGGGGCTAATCAGAGAGACTCTGGGTCGCTCTCCATTAACATCGTGGAGAGATATGCCTGTCCCCCCAGCCGCGATATTAACTACGAGAACCTCGACCTTATCTTCTTGAAAAGAATCAATCGCATCTTGGCGTTCAGAAGCAGTCTGCCTACCGTCAATCTTAAGGCAGTCGAGCCTGGTGCAGAGGGCATCTACCGTGTCTGAGAAGTTTACGAATAGAACAACGCTGTTCCCCTCTAGCCTCAACTCTTCGGCCATGTCCGCTAGGTCAGGAACCTTCATAGCTTCTGCTAACTGTCTAGCCCTCAACAGGTTCACCAGAACGTGTTCGCTATCCTCGACTGTATGGTCTTCCAGTAGCTTGTCTATGATCTCAGGGGTGATGCCCAGTTCGTCATAGGCTTTGATAATATCTTTATAGCTGGAGAATTGTATCGGCTTTACGAAGACCCGGTTATGCTTGAAGGAGTCGGGGAAGTCTTTCACTGTCAGTTTTTTGACGTTGGAAGAATACATCTTCTCTTTGATGGCGGGTAAGGTGTGCTTACGGACGCAGATCCACTGGTTCCAATCGTTTTTCACACATCCATTCCTCTTCATCCAGGAGAACCACGACTCATCTTTATTGAGGTTATGAAGCCCCAACATGAAACCCAATGCCCTCATCTCTGTTGGGTCTTCCGCTGCCGTAGCTGACATCCCGTGAACCCTATACCCCTGCTGGACTAAAGAGATTAGCATCTGGGCATTCTGGGTGAACGGAGACTTACAGGCATGAATTTCATCAATAAAGACTAAGCACTTGGGGGGGAGGTTCCAAGTCATTAGCTTTTTTCCCTTCTTGCTCATCCACTGAGTTCTCCCATTGCGGATCTTCTCATAGTTCAATACAAAGCAAGGCTCCACACCATGCTCCTTCAACTCACGCTCCCATGAAGGGACTACTGCCTTTGGGCAGATAACTGCCACGGGACCATCCCAATCCAAGGCAAGGTGGGCTGCGACTACTGTCTTCCCTGTCCCTACACTGGATGTGTCGAGGGTGTTCTGGCCTTTAGTGTGTGCCGCTACAAAGAATCCTTTGGACTCTTCCTGCTTCAAAAATAGAGATTTCATTCCCCTACTTTCTCACGGGCATTACCACGTATTCGGTGTCCTCAGACAACACCCTGATCGGGTCAGCCGAGTCACCGACACAAATTGTAACGGACTCTCCCTTAGTCGTTTTCAAGAACTGCTGCATGTAGTGGGGCTGCAAGGCAGTGGAGAAACTTTGTCCTTCTCCCTCCACAACCTCGTTCGCTTCTCCTTCTTCGGGAGCTTTTGAGGTGATGGTGAGAGAACCGGAAACACACTCCAAGCGAGTTACCGGGGACTTCGGGTTTGAGAAGAGGGCTGTCCTGCGGAATGCTGAACTTAGCTCAAACTTATCAAAGGAAGCAATGCGGTCAGTGTCCTCTGGCGAAGGCATCACCTTTCGGTAATCAGGGAACTCCGCAGCAATCGTCTTGCTAAATACCTGGGTTGTTTTGGTCGCCAGCCGGACATAAGAACTTGCAACGTGGAACTCAATCTCCTCCTGCGAACCTGCCGCTTCAGAAATGATGTCTGCCGCTAAGGTGGGGAGGATTACCCCAGCCTTGGGATGTTCTCCATCTTCAATCGAGCAGACGGACAGTCTCCTGCCATCTGTGGCGACTACGCGACATCCATTTTCGTCTGCCTCAAAATATACCCCATTGAGCATGTGGCGTGTCGCATCGGCACTGGCGGCGAATACAACCGAGTTCAGTGCTTCTGAAAATCTTTCCCCGTTAAAATTAAAAACCTCTGGTTCCCCTGTCAGTGCGGGTCCACAATACTCATCCACTGGGAGTCCTTTGAGCTTCGCTGAGAAGCCCTCTGAGGATACCTCTATATCGTTTCGGACTTTCTTGATCTTTACGGGACCAGACATTGACCCCACCAAGCTCCTCATTCGTGATCCAGGGATCAGGACGCTGCCTTCCTCTTTCACTTCAGCCGTATCCGTAGCTACGACTTCTTGGTCAAGGTTGGTCCCACTGATGGACAACTTGTCTCCCTCCGCTTTAAGGAGGACATTCCCCAAGGCGGGGAGATTGCTCTTGGGGGCGGTTGCTTTGTTCGCCGCGCTGAACAATCGCATTAATTTTTCTTTTTCGATTTCTAGTTTCATAATTCTTGATTACAGTTTTCTCTGGTTGGGTCTGTGTAAATTTCCAATTCTGGGTAGGGAGTCTGCTCCTTCCCTTTTATTTCGTCAAGATGTTTTTTCCAGACGAGATCTTTTGCGTATCGAGTCAAGGTAGGTCTTCGGAGTCTTTCGCACTCTTGCGTCCTAGCTTCCAGTTCTCTGACCACAGAAAGAAACTTCTTCTTATCTGCGCCGCGCAAATGCTGGCAGAGTTCTTTAACTGCTTGGTTTACGTCTTTGTCTTTACTCACATTCATTGGTATTTTCTCCTTCCAAATTCTGCTATCAGGTATGCGTCAATCATACCGTCGTGGGGTTTTGTGGATCTGCCTTTCTTTGTCCAATCTTCTTCTGGAGCAATTTCGGAAACCAAGTCGAGGGCGGCTGTTTTAGTTTGTCCAGCAGCTACCCTACCAAGAATTTCTACCTGCCATTCTCTTGGTTCTACGGCGGCGACAAGCCACTCTTTGATCTCACAAGCTCCAAGAAGTTTTCCAAAGTTGATGGACATTGACCTCATAGCTTGGCTAGACTTCGCATGTTTCAGAGGTTCTTCAATCAGGATAAAGGGTTCAGTGTTGAGGTCTAGAATCCACTTCTTGAACGCGGAAACATCAACCTCACGCTTTTCTTTCCGCTTTAGGATGGGCATGGGGCATTTATCAATGATCTTGCCGTGGGGGGAGATGGCGCATATACCCCCGTCGATGCCGTTGTCGATCCCAACAATCATGAGTAGTGTTTTAAAAAGTCAGTGACAGTATCCGTTGGGTTACTGTTGTCCAGAGGGTCGCACGGGGCAACTTCCTCCCCGATCTCAGTTTCTTTCTTCCTCCGCTCGATTTCTCTCTTCAGATACCACTGGGCTTTCTCCAGGTCTTGAATGGTCGCCCCCTTGTGTTCCGCTCTCAAAATGTATTTCACCACGTTCCCCAAGCAAAAATTCATGTGTTCGGTGATCTGGATTACTTCAACCCCAGAGGGGTGAGACTTGTAGTGAGTTGGGTGGTTAACAGCATCCCCTTTCATAATCAGTCTTCCACTTCTACGTCGATGATTTTACGGTTTTTAATTTTTACAGCTTCGCCTTTGCTGGCTTTTGAGTTGTTGAGAATCGAGATTTCAATGTGCTTGGTCCCTTTGTTGTTTTCTTTCGCGTTAATGCCGAACGACTCAAAGAGAAGTTTGTGATATGTCTCCAAGTCTTTTACGTTTCGGATTGGGGGGAGCTTACCAACCACATCTCGTAAGTGTTGGAGGTAGGCGTTCCCCAAGAACGAGCGAATCTTTTCTTGTTCGGTTAGACTTTTAGAGTCATCAATATTACGAAGAATAACCTCTGCCTCTTCTTTGTGCGCCTCAAGTTTGTCGGCACTGTTGAGGAAGTCGGGGTCAAGAATCTTTTTAGTCTGCTCTTGGAGTTCCGTGCTTACGGGGTCGTCGTCTTCAACTAAGTCGATGGGGTTATTGTTCACCTCTTCTTTTGAAGGCACGTTCATTTCTTTGAACCAGGCATACAGAGTCGAGCTTGAAATCCCCAGTTCTTTCGCAATGGAAGCCCTACCCCATCCGGCAGAGTCTAATTCTATCGCCCGTGCTATTTTTGCTTTCTTTTGGCGATCTCTTTCTTTTCTGGTAGCCATATTAAAATAGTCTGCCTCATGTATCTTTTAGTGCAACTAGAATCCTACGTGCTATTTTGTGTCCATGCCCGTCAATAAACTAGAACCCAGAGTCACCAACGCTGGTGATAAAATGATGGTGGGGGGATTGAAGATCCCTGTGACCAGCACCCTTACCGCACTCCTATACGGATTTGCGAATCATAAAAAACCAGAAGCTAAAGAATATTACTTTTGGCGCATTGCTGATGTTATATGGAATAACGAAGACCTGCCTGAGCCGCTCTTAGAGAGACATCCGTGGGCGGACCTCATGATTAAAGAGGCGATATCCAACAAGTATCTCGCAGTGGGGGGTTCGGCAAGTTCTGGTAAGTCACACACTATGGCCGCTTGGGGGATCGTGAACTGGTTATCACGGCCCAGCGAAACCTTAGTCCTGATGACATCGACCACGCTTCGGGAGGCACGAAAAAGGATTTGGGGTTCAGTGATCTCTTTACTGTCAGTGGTGGAAGGGATGCCGGGTAAGATCAGGGACTCCATCGGAAACATCGCTTACATTAATGAAAAAGGCACTCTGATCGAGAAGGCTGGTCTTTCGCTCATCGCCGCAGAGAAGTCCAAGACAAGAGAAGCGGTAGGAAAGTTCATCGGTATTAAGCAGAAGAAGGTGATACTCATCGGGGACGAGCTTTCGGAACTGAGTGAGGCAATCCTCAACGCTGGTCTGTCTAACCTGTCGAAGAACCCGGAACTTCAGATCATCGGTATGAGTAACCCGTCATCGAGGTTTGATGCGTTCGGGGTCTGGTCTGAGCCGTTATTGGGATGGGAGTCTATGGACATCCTCCACGCAGATGAATGGAAAACAAAGTGGGGCGGCAAGTATATCCGGCTTGACGGTGAGCGCAGCCCCAACATCATGGCTGGGGAGACAAAGTATACCTACCTCCCAACAGAAGAGAAACTAGACGAGGATAAGAAGTTGCTGGGCGAAGAGTCGAGGGCATATATGCGAATGGTCCGCGCTGTGTTCTTCGATAGCGATGAGAACGAGGGCATATACCTGGAGTCGGAAATCTCCCAGAGCGGAGCCATGAACCCTGCATCGTGGGCAGGGACTCCGGTTAAGGTCGCAGGGCTAGACCCCGCTTTCACCAACGGAGGCGACCGCACGATTCTCTTTACGGGTCTGGTTGGATACTCGACCACGGGGCAGTTTGTTTTCGAGTTCGGGAAGCTATTTCAGCTAACAGATGACTCATCGAACAAGGCTGTGCCACGAACCTACCAGATCGTCACCCAGGTCATGAACATCTGTAAGAAGGAGGGCATCTCCCCGGATAACTTAGCGGTAGACTCCACTGGTGCGGGTGCGCCGTTCTGCGATGTCCTCTCTGGCGAGTGGTCCCCTCAAATCTTACGTGTATCCTTTGGGGGCAAGCCATCAGACAAACGGGTGTCCTCAAACAGTCGGCTTACTGGCATCGACCTCTACACGAACCGTGTATCGGAACTCTGGTTCGTGGGTAAGGAACTGATGCGGACGGGACAGATCTCAGGAATCGGGAATGAACTGGCGGCAGAGATCGTAGCTAGGAACTACGATATGGTGAAGTCTGGGTCACTCAAGATCAAGATTGAGTCTAAGCCCGACTTCAAGACCAGGTTCGGGAGGTCACCGGATATTGCTGATGCCGCCTTCCTCGCTCTTGACTGCGCTAGGCAGAGGCACGGGTTGGTAGCTATGGACCCACCGAAGGAGGGATCTCCGTTCACCATGCGCCCCAAGAGGACGATCAAGGCGATGTCGCAATCCCTGATCAACAACGACTCTATGTTGTTGAACGACTAGCTAGGGATTTATTGTATAAATCCCAATGTCGTTTTTTGATTTCTTCAAGGCGGTCAGCAACTGTTTTGAAGTTCTCGATGATCACGTCAAAATCCTCAAGATCAATAACTGAACCCTCGCAAAAGTCAACCACTTCTTCCCAAGATACTAGAAGTTGATTCCCTTCGTCTCCATCGTCCACCAATTCTTCGATGTCTACGATTATCGTAAGTCCGTCCTCCCCAAAATGCAGAAAGGGTTTCTCAAAAGTTATGGAGTAATCTATTTCTACTGTTTTCGGTTTCAATTTCATATATCCCGCATCTTGAATCCTGTTTCCTGCAAACGCAACCAGAATTTCATGGGGTGGGTGGGGTCTTTTACACACTATAAGTGTAATAACCACCCCCTTATATCCTACTAAATTAGTCTAGAATTACGTGTTCACAACATATCGGAGAAATTGTGAACACCTGGAATCCCGAATCCTGAGTAGTGTCGAGCGGGGTTCCGCCTACAGGAATCGGGATACATGGTTCGGGGTGCTATATAATCCATAACAGGGAGCAATTACTTGCCCTAAAAACGTGTGTTTTATTATTATACCCCCTTAAAAAAAGTCTCGTATGAGGCTGGTTGTGTTTATCTGAGTCAGACAAACACAACTGAAGTCTTAAAAGACTTTTTATAGAGTATTATAAGAAGCGCATTAAAACACACGCTCCTCCTCTGTTGGGGCATATGGGGGGCGCGACATCCCTTGCGTTTGGTGGGAAATAGATTATTTTTAGTGGTGTCACAGAAATTCAAACGCTTGCCCTCTGGCCGGATACAATACAAAGGTGAATCCTTCCCAGGATTCAATAAGCCTAAACGCGCCCCGAAAGATTCAAAAAAGAAGTTTGTCGTTCTCGCCAAGCAGGGGGAGAAGATAAAGAAAATTTCATACGGCCACAGGGATTACCAAGACTTCAGACAACACAAAGACCCCAAGCGTAGGAAGAACTTCCGCGCCCGACATAACTGCAAAACCGCAAAAGACAAAACTACGGCCCGGTATTGGGCTTGTAAACACCTCTGGTAGACGACATGAGCAAAGGAAGAAAAGGTAGGCGTAACCGCCAAGGCGGGATGAACACGGACACTCCCCCTCGCCCCACAGGTGTTAAGTCTCCAACTGCGAACCCTAAATCTAACCCAGGTGCAGGGTATGGTAAACCGATTGGTGGGAACAGAGGAAATACAGCGAACCCTAAATCTAACTCAGGTGCGGGGTATGGTCGCCCTGTTGGAACAGAACGGCCCAGTATGTTGGGGAGTAAGCCTACCCCTAGCCCTGCGTTCACCGAGACTCCACCTAGTCCTGCCTTGGTCAAACCACCAACCTCTACTCCTCCCAGCCCCACAGGTGTTAAGTCTCCAACTGCGAACCCCAATTCTAACTCAGGTGCAGGGTATGGTCGGCCTGTTGGAACAGAACGACCCAGTATGCTGGGTAGTAAGCCTACTCCTAGCCCTGCGTTCACCGAGACTCCACCTAGTCCCGCCTTGGTCAAACCACCAACCACTAGCCCTACAAACGCGCCTAGAACTTTCATAGGTAAGCCTAAGATTGTTGAACAAGTGTCTGTCCCCGCGACTATGAAATCTCCAACAGCAAACCCCAAATCTAACCCAGGTGCAGGGTATGGTCGTAAAGTAGGGTCTGAACGACCCAGTATGTTGGGCAATAAGAGGGACGTTTTAAATAGCGTTAGGAAGAAAAAACAAAAGAGCCGTTAATACTTTTATTAGGAACTTACAATGAGACAACGCAAGAGAAAACGAGGGCAATTCGGCAGTAAACAGGATAAGGGTTCTTCCGAGGATCGAAAGGGAGTATTACAATCTGTTGGGAGAGCCTTGGCCGGAAAAAAATCTGAATCCCGCGATACGCCAACTGCGGCTAAATCTATCTTACCAAAAACACCTGATTTCGATGTGAGCAAGATGCTAAGGAGTAGAGGTATTTCAATCCCAGAGGTTACCCCTGTGTCTAAACTTGTGTCTAATCCTACAGCACCTGCGGCTAAACCTACGACCCCTGCGGCTGCACCTGCGGCTGCACCTGCGGCTAAACCTACAGCACCTGCGGCTACGCCTACAGCACCTGCGGCTACACCTACAGCACCTGCGGCTAAACCTACAGCACCTGCGGCTAAACCTGCGACTACCCCTACAGCCCCAAGTAAACCCACAAGCCGAGAACCCGCACCATATACCCCCCCGAAGAATAATGAAGAACTGCGAGCGCGACAGGATGCCGCCGAAGCACTACGAGCCGCAGTCCAGCGAGGCGACCAGCTAGGCGAAGGTTTTCAAGCCGCTAAAAAACAAGCTGAGGATGCGGGAGTGCCTGAGCCAGTTATAAATCGTTTTATAGAGAGAGAAGACTACAAAGCATCAGCTCCTATATCTGATGAAGACGTGGAGGCTAGGCAAGAGGCTGCGGGTAATCTACTAAAAGCGATGAAAATGAAGGAGGGCGCAGCCAAAGAGCAAGCACTTGAAGCAGCGTCTAGCCAAGCATACGCGGCTGGGGTTCCATATGCGCGGGTAGAACGCTTCAAAAACGAACCCGCATTTGCTAAAGCGGAGACACTGCGGAGAGTAAGAGCCGCTGCGGAGAAGGCCGCTGCTGCGGGGAAGCCAAAAGATAGATTTACTCAATTTGTAGAAAAATACAAAAAAGAAAACTCTGGAGAAGAACCTTCCGGTGAAGAAAAAGCCGCTTGGTATGGCACGGAAGCAGCAAATTTAAGGGCGCAAGGATTTACTGGAATGAACGGAGATGGGGGACTAGCCGAATGGTATCAGATGCAAGCAGACAAATATAGTGGGGTAGCCCCCGGAACATATACTTCGCTATCTAAGGGGACCAAGAAAATTGCTCCTGACTCACGAATCATAGACAGATACAGTAAAATGGTAGCCGAAGGGCGCATGTCTCCCGAAGCTGCGAAAAGGAAGTATAACGAAGACATACTCGATAAAATGCGCTACGATGATCCTAGACTATTTGATAGGCTTGAAGCGGAATATCAAGAAGCGGTCGCTGAAGCAAAGCGGACAGGATCGCCTATCCCAGAGCGGCAATTACCTGGTGCAGACATTGACTTTGCAAAGGAAGCGGCTCGATTCTCTCGAAAACAAAAACCCACCATCATAAGAAATAGCGGCAACTTTATTACTGGTTTTGGAACTGAAGGTGTCAACGACTAATTACATTAAATTAGCAATTATTATGGCAGACGATTTTTACAATCAGAATATTGGCCCCTTAAAAGGAAGTTACTTCGGCCCAGGTGTCGGTGGTTCTGAAAGCCAGCGGAGGTTTTCGGACTATTATACTAAGTCTATAAACCCCGTCAGAGAGTCAATTAAGGAAACCGAGGAAAAAAAAATGCAAGCCGAGAGAGCGCGGCAACTCATAGAGGCAGAAAAAGAGCGTAGAGAAAAGGCAGCGAGAGATGCTGAATTAAAATTAGCCGCCCAAAAAAAAGTCGATGGGGTTGTAGGTGAGGTAGATACAATTCTACAGATAGAAGACCCCGTAGAAAGACAAGCTGCTTTAAATAAGTTGGAATCTAGTTTGTCTATTGCGGATCGCCTAGACCCAACAATCAAAGCGGCCCTTGGTATACCCCAAACAGAAATTGATGAAGCTGAAGCAAAAACTAAGGCGCAGCGAGAATCTCAAGATTCTGAAACGGAGTCGATGGTAAAACTCCTAATCGAGAGAGGGAGATTTAACCAAGCTAGAAAAGCTATTCTCGAAATCTCAGACCCAACAAAGAAGAACGAGCTACGGTCGCTCCTAGTAGGGAAGAAATCAAGCGGAGCGGCGGGGCTTAAATCGGACTTTGCCGATATGACGAAAACGGCGACCTCTGCTTTGTCGGCACTTTCTAAAATTACACCTAGCTCAATTTCTCAAGAACCCGAAGATGAGGGTCCAAAGACGGTTACCGAAGATAAACAAGGGAAAGATACACAAGGGGAAGATAAATTTGATTGGGATCGTGACACAGATTCGGGAGGTTCCACTAGAAGTTCCAACCAACAAATATATCGAGCCGCTAGGAACGCTTACTTTACATTGTTTGGAGCCGAAGAAGCGGATAAGTTGTTCAAGG